CTGGTTACGCATTTTAAACGGAGTCTGATAGTTGATGATATCAGCCTCATCACTGTACTCCTCGTAAGCAGAACCCATACGGCTTACCTGACGACCAGGCAGCAGGAACTCACCAGGAATGTAAGCAGCGTTGCTGCCATCAACTACATAACACTCGTATACCCAAGCGCTACCGTCCTGATAAGGAGTACCACTAACACGAACCTGGAACTTATAATCGTCGAATGACAGAATTGCACCGGGTCCGAACCAACGCTCCTCAAGAGCCAGGTAAATAGGCTGACCGTTCATACCAGGAGTCTGGTTCATATAGTTAGCTGCGGTAATCTCAATGCCGTTAGCCTTAGCCCAACGGATGTTGACAGCGTGATCGCTATCGATCATTACAGACCACTCGAATTCACGGTTCTCGATGATCATGGTCTTACCAAGACCGCCGGTGATTACGTCAATAGCAGTAGATACACCGTCGTCTTTAGTACCGAATACCAGTGAAAGCAGACCAGATACCTCGTGAGGCCTAGTCAGCAGGGCGTTAGAAATCATGTTCTCATCTACCAGGTCGCTGAAACGACGTCCGCGATACAGCTGGAGATTATTAAGTAAACTATTGTTCATATGTATATTTAAATTGTTTAATTAATCAATCAGAACGCACCTGCAAGTAAGTCCGTAACTGATTTTGGTTTTTCGTCGGCATTATATGTAGAATGATTTTTTGATGTATGCCGCATAATATTTCTAAGTTTTTCAGCAGCGGATGACTCTCCTTTCTTCTCAGCACCAGAAAGCAAAGCATCAGCCTTCATAGTGAAGTATGCAGACTCAATAAGGTTCTTTGATAGATTCTGATTGTAGTCCTTTTGATACTGAGTATAACCGTTTTGGTCTACTTTAAATATGTAGTCAAACAAGGCTTTGCGATCTTCCTTAGGGATTGCTATACCACGAATGTTTGTTAGCTTGTTTATGTCGTTTGTAACAGCTTGATAGAAGGCCTTAGACTATTCCTCTTGCTGCTTAGCATAAGCTTCTTGCTGTTGTCGGGCTTGTTCAATCTCCTGAGTTCTGATCTGCTTCAGTCTTTCTAGTGCATCCTCGGACTCTTCATAGAGCATTTCATTATCTTCATAACGAGTGATCTTCTTATTAATCTGCTCGTCAGTATAATTACTACGCTTAAGAAGTTCCCGAATAACTGCTTTTTGATTTGTTTCATCCTCCATGTCGATATCTTCAAGAGTGAGAGCTTCCTGTTGTTTCTGATAGAAATCCTCAAACTTACCTCCGTTCCTGACATATTCGTCAAGCTGCTGTATACGCTCATCAGCATACTCTGGCACAGAGCTCTCTTTAATAGCCTCTGCCCAGAAGTCTGTAAGCTGCTCTACAGTTAGAGGTCGTTTGTCCTCTTCAATATCTGCCATGTTCCACCCGAGCTTCTGTCCGATAGCGTCGAACAAAAGCCCCACTTGCTGAGCTTCCGCAACATCAGCGTCCGAAGGTTCTGTATCATCTTCGCCCTCTGTGTTGTCTGGCTCGGGAGGAGTGTTGTTATTATCTTTATTTCCAATAATATCGTCAGGGATGTCACTGTTATCCTCATGAGGATCTCCTTGAGTGTCATCCTTCTGTTCGCCGTCCTCAGTCTTCACTGGCGGTTCATTCTTATCGTCATCATCTTCAAACGGAATCTTGTCTTCTCCGGTAAGGATGCTGTCTACATTCGTAGGACCATCACCCTGCTCGGCATTGCTGTAGATATTACCAAGAATATCTTCAAATCCGCTCGGTATAGTGTTCTTCTTTTTTGCCATATTGCAATATAGTTAAATTATAATCTTATTTGTTTCGCAGTTCATTCTGCGTATTTGTTATATAGGCCGTATCCTGTACTACCTGATATTAGCGGAATAATTCCGTATCTAATGTCGTTTATATTAAAGTTATCTCTTAGGCCTAAAGGAATTCTAACTCCATTATCATCGAAAGTTACTGCATCTGCTGATTTAAGTTGTTTGCCGTCGAATACCGCATTTTCAATATCCCACTTAACTCCATCATATCCATCAAGAAGCTGTTCTTTATGCTCTGGTCTTATAACAGAAGGATTTAGATAGTCTTTTTTTCTAAAAGGATTAAGATTTCGTAGTTGATTTAATTTAGATTCTAAATAACTAATGTATCTGGGATTTTCCATGTTGACATATAAATCATAAATATCTCTGTCTTTTTTCTTATATCCTCTGGCGTATTGTTTAGCATAAGACTTCCAATCGAACGTATATATTCCTATTCTATTTCGCCCATCCTTATAATAATTATTTAATTTAATACTTGTATCAAACTCATTTGGATTTAAGAACGCGGTAATACCTTTTTGTCCACCATGATAAGTATGCAACGGGTTTCCGTTTTTATCAACAATTTGAGTATTAGGGGCATTGACTTTAAAATGCAAATCCCTCAATCTTTGAGCTTCAGCCATATCGCCTCTTGCGATAGCAGCATCTTGTGCAGCAGTCCACTGCTCAGGAGTAATTTTAGCCGCATTTTCTTCCGTTGTTTTATAAGTCGGAAAACTTGTTTTGCGGACAGTGGTTTTTTGCGCATCTTTCCAAGATATCTAAGTTGGCGTACTAGTTTTTTTCTGGGCCACGTGTAATTCTTTCTATATTCCTCCTTGAACAGGATAATAGTGATTGTACGTGGTATTATTTAGGGCAGAATTCAATTTATCTCCAGAAATTACAGTCTAGTTTCCCATATGAATGTCTTCGTATACCGGAGATTTATCATACATTCCATTAACGGTCGGTCTTTCTGAAATTCCGAGTTTATATGGAGATGTTCCTAAATATTCTGCATTTTTATCTGACAATACTCTGACCGGTCCTCGAGATCCGCTACTAGTATTGCCAAATAATAAATGTTTTTTACCCATCGTGCTAACGTTCGTATCACCTAAAACACCTTCCCAACTGCTAGATTTCAATTGTCCAAACGTTTTTGTTGGAAATTCATATAAATGCTAAATCCCATTTTTCACCTCACCAGTAAGGGCTGAAGCGTCTGGTGCACCAATATTCATTCCTGCAAATTCTTCCCAAGGGGTTGTGTGAGAAATAAAATAATTTTCGCCTGCAGACCTTGTGCCATTTTCTGCAGTCTTTGCCATTCTATAATAATAATCTCCGTTCTTTGTGGACAAGAAGTTATTCCACTCAGAATTTCTAAACGCATCCTACACATTTTGCATCTTAGATTTGTCTATTGACATTTTTCTGGCAAATTGATACGCTTTTCTGTCTACTCCGTGCAGACTTGGCGTCATGGGTCTGACGCCAGTTAAAATTTCAAATTCTGGAGAAACGATTTCCAGCGGCTTTTCGTATTTAGGCTCCCACTATTTCTTCAAACTTCCGGCAGAAGTATTACCTCCGGTGCTATTTGGTCTAGCCACAACTTCTTGGAATACAGTACCCATGTTGTCGTTTGTTACTTTCGACCACGAATTGTCTTTTCCGGCTTGTACAAATTCTGGAGTTTTCTTAAGCTTAAACTTTTCTTCTCCTCCTTCAAACCTAGGAAGCTCATACTCTCCTGTTTCTTTCCACTTAGCAAATCTTTTTCTAAATTCAGTAGGATCTTTGCGCATAAGTATTTCCCTCCATCTTATTCGCCAATAGATTGGCTACTATGTTTGTCATAAAGTCATTAGCTTCATCATGCTATACAAAGTGAAGTATAGCTCTTAGAAGCTCATTGTTTTGTCTTGTAAGCTCTAAGAGCTCTTGTTCCTCACTTCTTGTCATCATTTTCCAGAACTTGTTTTATTCTTAAGAGCGGTACGAGCCTTCAGTTTCTCTCTTTCCATGGCAGCATCGTCTTTAGCAGCCTAGAGATCCATTTCGTGCTTCATCCTCTCTTTTTCTAGTTCTATCTTTTTGTTTTCTATCTCGTTCTTATACTTAGCTTCTACGCGCTTTGTAAATGCGTCAGAATCAACCTTACGCTGTGCTGTAGCAGCCTTGGCCATTTCGAGCGGATCAGCAACGTTATTAGCATTGATATCCTTCTCCTCGGTACCACGATAGGTAGAGATTTCAGCTACTGCAATCTTAGTCTGATTATCAGCATCAATCTTATATCTCTCAAGATCCATCTTAGCTTCCTCAAGCATAAGCTCTTGCTCACGCTGTTCGTTCTGCATTTGCTGGAGTTGTATAGCTTGTTGCTGTTCAGCTTCTTGAGCTTGTTTCTGAAGCTCTTCTTGACGTGTCTGCATTTCCTGTAGCTTCTGCTTAATAATGTTGAAGTTATCATTAGTAAGTATCTCAGCAGCTTCTAATAGACTAGCACCATTCTGCATAGCAGGTTGAATGAGCTGTTGTAGCTTCTGTATGTTCTCCATGTCCTTAGATGTATCAGTTACGAATACATCCATATCCTCATAGTAGAACTTATCAGAGATGTCTATGTAAGCACGTTCCCCATTGTCGAAGATATAGTTGAGCTTCTTCTTACCTGTCTACTCCCAAGCACCTTTAGCTGTATTTAAGAGCATGTTGAGTACGTGACGCTTACACTGATTGTGCATCCAGAACAACGGCTCCGTGATGTGTGAGGATTGTACAACAGAACGTTCTACGTTACCTACTAGTTCGTGTGTACTAATAGCACCCATACGCTGTTCTGTAATACCTGAGATAGTACCTGCAAGTTGTTCAATCTTATCCATCAGCTGAATATACTCAGCAATAACATTAGACATCGTAAGATCCAATGAAGTAATCTGATTGAACGTAGCTGGCTTACCGCCTTCACGGCCAGGAATGTTCCATCCTTCCTCATAAGGATTAATAAAATTTACACCTACAGAAGATAAGTAGTGCATCCAGCGTTCTGGGGTGATGTTCATAGATTTAGGAATCTATGTAATATCCATATTTACTACCTTTCCTTTGTCTCTTGCGATCGCCAATTCAAGGCGATACCACAGCACAATATACATATACTGCAGAGGCTTGAGAATGCTAACAAGTGACCTAGGTCTGCTATTTGTGTTGCTATAGATGCATCCACAGTAAGGTAGTTTTTGCGAATTAGGATTGTCAATAGATACATGCTGATACTCAACAGGCTGGATACCAAAATACAAATCAGAT